AAGTTACGAAACATACAAAGATACGAAAATATGATGGTGTAGACCGCAAAAGGAGGCAGATATTTTGTCCTGAATGTGGCGCACCGTCATTAGTATATACTTTTAAGTGGCAGACAAGGGAGTGTCCCGAATGCCATGTAACAAATCCTAAGACCGAATGGGAAGTCTTAGGCTAACCAGAAGGAGAGAAAGCAATGATGAAAGTTTGTTGGGCAATAGTAGGAGTGTCATGGACATTCCACATTTTATTCTTTATTTACATTGTAATGTGTGCAACATTGTAAGCATTATGAAGTTTTTTAAAAAGCACAAAAAAAAGAAAGCGAGAAAGAAAATGGGATTAGAATTCTACATCTGTATAGCACTAGGAAGTTTCCTAGTCGGTTTATTATCTTAAAATGCTAAAGGCTGATGGCTTCGATGAGGCGATCATAGGTATTGGTAGTCGGTGCGGTCAGCCCGATATAATAGTATATGACGTAAATAAATGTATTAAAATTTTAATGGATCAGGGGATGACCGATGAGGAAGCTATGGAATTTTTTGAATTCAATGTAGTCGGCGCATGGGTAGGAGAAGAAACCCCGATTTTTGTGAGAGAAATGTATGATGACGAAAACTGAATTATTATTTGATTGTATGGAAGAAGCCGTACAAAGAGCGAAAGAATTTGCCTTACGGGGAGCAACCCCCGACCAGATAGCAAAAGATTTGTACCCCGATAAGTCTAGTAAATCGTGGGTAATTACTGTGGCTTTGATGACGAACTGGTGGTATAAACTGAGGTCGGCAGATACCACAACGACTCCCGACCCAAAATAGTCTATACTACCCGAATGTTTGAATATAATTGTACATTACGAAGAGTAGTAGACGGGGATACAATCGATGTCGATGTGGATTTGGGGTTCAAAGTTACCTTATCAAACGAACGAATCCGCTTACAAGGAATTAATACGCCGGAGTCACGCACAAAGAATAAGGAAGAAAAAGTTCTTGGTTTGGCTGCGAAAACACGGCTTAAGGAATTGCTTCCGAAAAAATTCGTTGTCAAAACGGTGAAGGATGGCAAGGGCAAGTTCGGGAGGATCCTCGCGGTGCCTTTTGTAGACGGCGAAAACATATGCGAAAAATTAATTAGTGAGGGTCATGCCCGAGAGTATCACGGAGGCAAAAAAGAATCATGGACTCCTTGGAAAGTACAACCTATTAATTATCGCTAATGTTCTATAAAGATAGCATCTAACTCGTACCCCATTGCCTGCAGAAGTGATTCTATTTTATAAATGGAAGGTTCCGAAATTTTTTTTCGTTCGTAGTTTTCTATAGTGGACACCCCGACTCCCGACTCCTCAGCTAATTGAACCCGAGACATTCCCGATTGGTTACGTAAATCTAATAAGATTTGTGCCCAATGTTCTTGTTTCTTAGGAGGAGAATCGCCCATAAAAGGATCTTCCCCCCACGCTTTTTTATCTACATTCCCCACACGTTCTCTCTAGTTAGGTGTTGTACGACTAACATCAAACTGCTCAAGAATCCCATTAAAAGATTCTTCTTTGCCTAAAACAATCCCGAGAGTTGTGTATTGTAGTTTAGCCATTAAATAACACATTTCCTCCAGGCCCATTGCTTTATCGGCTCCTCCCAGTTCTAGAGCTAATCGAAATAATAACACGACTTTATTACTATTATTGAAATTTTTTTCTTTGTCTACGAATTCTGTTAATCTTTCATAAAATTCATTAACACCACTGTAAGGGTTATCCATTACTTATTCTCCTAGTTTTTTACGTAATTGCTTGACCAGTGTAGCTTTTTTTCTTCTGCGGTCTAGCTCTATCCCAACTTCTCTTCCTTTTTGTTCTAACTCTACTTTAGTCATATCTTTTAAATCTTTCTTCTGTGATGGAGTAAACCATCCGTTAAGCCATTCAAACATTTGTGTTCTCCTCAGTTAATTAAACCATTCTTTAAGTTCTTCGCCCATTACTTTACTTGCTATATCCATCTTGTTACGCAAAGACTTAACAATCTTTTCATCAATTGTTTTCTCAGCAATAAGATCAATGTAAGTAACGTGCTGTGTTTGGCCGATGCGGTGGCACCGGTCTTCTGACTGCATGCGTACTGCTAAGTCAAAACTGTTTGCAAAATACACCACTGTGTTTGCTTCGGTAAGAGTAATACCATACCCTCCTGTCTGCGGATTACCTATAAAGAATCGCGCATCACCTTTTTGAAATTGTTCTATTGCCTGACTTCGGTCTTCATCAGTTGTATCTCCAAAGTAAGTTACCGTGGACGAGAGTCCATATACCTTTGTCAATTCAGCATGAATTCTTTTTATGTCATAGCGAAAGCGAGACCAGATAATAACTTTACCTGATACATCCTCCAGGCATTGCATTAACTCAGGCAAGCGGTTGTCTTTTATTTCTACTATTTCTCCTTCATCCGTTTTAGAATGCCCGGACAATACTTGTTGCAAACGTAAAAGTTGCGTCATGACATTGGGTGCCGTCATGAATTCGGTATCACTTAAATAAGATAAAGCGTATTCTTTTATCTCCATATATATCCGCGATTGATCGGGAGTCAGTTGGATGTAACGTTGTGTATAGATTTTTGATGGTAGGTCTAAACATTCCGACTTCATGATACGCGAAGAAAATGTTTTTAATAATTCGGCTAACGCGTCAAGGTTTCTGTAACCTACTATTAAGTTAAAAGAATGTGTACCCATCGTACGTTTTTTCATAATAGCGTAACGGTATTGGTACTGATAATAATTGTCACCAACATCTCCTAATAACTTAGGATCTAAAAAGTTACATTGCGCCCAGAGATCCATAGGCGATTGTGTGACGGGAGACCCGGTAAGAATTCTTTTATATTTGGCGTGCCTTCCTATCTTTATAATAGCTTTAGTACGACGAGCCTTTGGACTTTTAATAGTTGTCGATTCGTCTACTGCAAACATAGCCTTTGATTTTTTTAAAACCTGTTCCAAGAACCGTGTACCTTTGACGGTTGATAAAGCTTCTACATTCATTACCAATATGCGCAAGGTTTCTGATACGTTAGGAACTAAAAAAGATTCCAATTGTTTTTTCTGTTCACGTTTAGGAGTTGATGACCACATAGCTATGTCACGTTCGATACGATCAGGAAGATGCGTAGGTATTTCTATGCGCGCCCAATTGCGATAAACTCCTTTTGGAGCAACGACTACAAAGGTATCAATGTGGTTTAACTCGTAGAGAATGCCTGCATTATCGATGCAGACTTTAGATTTTCCGGTACCCATCTCCATGAAGTAGGCCCAATTCAAAGCTTTCCATGAAAGTTTTAAAACGGCTGCTTGATGGTCAAAAGGTTTTGTCTTAAACTCATAAGACATATTTCTCACTTTCTTTATAATTTCTTATTAATATAAACAGAATAATTGTAATAAGTCAAAAAAATAGTTTACAAATAAAATTAATGAGAGTAACGTAATAAAACGTTAACAAGAAAGAGAGAACTCAATGGCAAACAAAGTCTTTGTAGCACAAGAAAATCCCCGCGTAGATATAATATCTGCAACGAAATGGGGGGAATTAATTCCTTTAGCAAATTATAATGATCAACTTCATTTAAATACAGGTCGTTTAGTTGCGCAGATAAAGCGTAAACTAAAAGGTTTTGATGATGAGGATTGGTTATTAGCTATCGGGGACCCCGCTATAATAGGAGTTGCTTTTGCCCTTGCTAGTGATTTTAACTCAGGTAGAGTTAATATTTTAAAATGGGATAAGATTGAACGTATCTATTACCCTGTTAAGATATCTATCCGAGGAGGAATCGAAGACATTAACCTTTAACCTGAAGAGGATATACTATAATGACGGAAAAGAAAATCGATGTTTGGAGTGAGATTACAGCTGATGCAGATGCATTTAACAGTGTAACTACGGACGGAGGACAAGAGCTAAGTCAATTAGTACGAACAGCTTCCGCTATAACTAAGGACATCAAAAACTTAGAAGAACAAGTTAAGCTACAGAAAGCTAAGAAACAGCAGTATGAGTTTGATTTGATCCCTGCAAAAATGGCCGAGATGGGCATAGATAAGTTAGAGGTAGACGGTAACACCGTTTCTTTAGCTACATTTGTGCAAGCCTCGATGCCTAAAGATCCAATAGATAAAGAACGTGCTATTGGTCATTTACGCGACATTGGCGCAGAGGATTTTATAAAGAATCAAGTTCAAATATCTTTTGGTATCAACCAAGATAATTCGGCTCGCTCTCTGCAGGCGGAACTTGAAGATAAAGGGCACGACACCACTGCACGAACATGGGTAGAACCATCGACGTTAAAGAAGTTAGTGCGTGAGCGTGTGGAAGCTAATCAACCAATTGACCTAGAATTGTTTAAAGCATACGTAGGTCAAACAGCTAAAATTAAAGGGGGAAAATAATATGGCTGAAAAACTACCAGATCTAATGAAAGCATTTGAGTCCGACGTAGGAAGTGGATTTGAAGAAGTAACATCTTCGGATATTCAAATTCCTTTTTTAAGATTAATCCAGGCACTTAGCCCGCAACTAAAAAAGTCTGATGCAGGTTATATAGAAGGTGCTTCTTCTGGAGATATCTTTAACACTGTAACCAAGAAGACATGGGATGGAGAAAAAGGTGTTGTTGTAATACCTGTGTTTTTCCAACTTAAACTTCTTGAATTTATACCACGTTCTCAAGGGGGAGGGTTTGTATCTGAGCTTTCGCCTACTTCTGATGATGTGCGTAAAGCCGTGCGTGATCAGGATTCAGGTCTTGAGCTTTTAGAAAGTGGTAATGAGTTAGTGCGTACAGCTCAACACTACGTAAAGATTGTACATGATGACGGCAACTTAGAGAATGCTATTATTGACATGAAGAAAACCCAACTGAAAAAGTCACGTCAGTGGATGAGTATTATGACAATGCAAAAGCATAATGGTAAAACGTTGCCTATGTTTGCTAACACTTATCGTTTAAAATCTGTTGAAGATGGTAATGATAAAGGTTCTTGGAACTCATGGTCTATAAGTCATGAAGGACAAGTGTCTACTATGGAAGCTTATGAAGATGCGAAAGCATTACATACGAGTGTCAGCAGTGGAGAATTGAAGCCCGCTCTTCCTACTGATACCGACGACGTTCCATTTTAGAGAGGATAGCCCCCATTTCTCCTTGTAGATGGGGGCTTCTTTACGATGGAGCAAGCACAAAAATTTTTAGAATTATTCCGGGGATTTAGTAAAGCCCACGGACAAACTGAGGTTATGAACTCTCAGAAGAATGGTAAACAACAAGCTAAGAGTTTTATTGTTAGGGAACCGTTAACCGTAGAGCTTGTTCAATTGCACCTAGAAGGAAAGAAGGGTGTAGGCAGTATACCCATAGATGAAAATAATCAATGCTTATTTGGCGCATTGGATATTGACGAATACGATTTAGACTTAGTAAAATTATTTAAGAAAATCAAACAGTTAAGGCTACCGTTGACCGTGTGCCGGTCTAAGTCAGGCGGTGCCCATTTATATATATTTTTAAAAGAAAAAGTTTCAGCAACAGAACTTAGGGATAGATTGTCAGAGTTTGCATCTGCTTTAGGATATGGTCAATGTGAGATCTTTCCTAAGCAAGAAGAGGTTATAGTAGAACGTGGTGATGTAGGAAACTTTATAAACCTTCCATATTTTAATTTTAAGTATACAACACGATACGCTTTAAATGTAGAGGGCGATGACATAGGGTTTGAAGAATTTTTACATAAAGCAGAAAAAAATAGAATTACATTAGAAAAATTAAGAGACTTACAAGTAGGAGTGAGCGAAAAGATATTACCTCAAGGTCCTCCATGTTTACAACAACTTACTGAATATGGAGTGCCTGAAGGGGGTCGTAACATGGTTATGATTAACGTAGGACTGTTCTATAAGATGTCAAGTCCAGAAGCGTGGAAAGATTTATTAGAAAAACATAATCAAGAATATTGTACGCCACCATTACCTGCAAAAGAAATGGTAACCATACAAAACCAATTGGAAAAGAAAGAATATTTTTATACATGCAAGCAAGAACCTTTGCGTAGTCATTGCAACAAATCTATGTGCCGAAGCCGTAAGCATGGCATAGGAAGTAGCCAATCGTTTCCTACCATTGGAGGATTGAGCGTTGTAGAATCTGAACCACCCGTTTGGTTTATTGATGTAGATGGATCACGTTTAGAATTAAGTACACGTCAACTGCAGATGCAGGTAGATTTTCAGCGCGCGTGTATGGAACAAATGTATAAGATGCCTGCGCGTATGAAAGATGCGGATTGGCGAGAGATGATAGATGTTTTGTTAGAAACAGCAACGCGTATTGCCGTACCAGAAGAGTTAACACAAAAAGGACAGTTCCAAGAACTACTTGAAATGTTTTGCACCGCACGTCTGCAGGCAAGAAGTCCAGAAGAAATTATTACCGGCAAGCCGTGGACAGAGGAAGGCTATACATATTTTAAGTTGAGTGCTTTACAAGAATTTTTAAAGCGTCATAACTTTACGATTTATACACGCGGTCAGATCACAGAAAGATTAAAAGAAATGAACAGTGGCGGAACAGCTGACAAGCAGTTTCGTTTTAAAGATAACAAGGATAAGTGGCAAAGTGTCCGGTGTTGGTTTATTCCTGAGATTAAAAAAGGTGAAGTGGATCTTCCTGCTGTTACATTTAAGAACGATGAGGAACCACCCTTTTGAAAATCGAAAAGACTATACTAGGCCCTCCAGGATGTGGCAAGACACAAACAAATTCTAATCTTATTCAAGGATATATTAAAGAAGGTATAGAACCACAGCGTATAGCCTGTGTATCTTTTAGTAAGAAAGCCGCAAGGGAAAGTAAAGAACGTGTCTGCAATGATTGGAACATACTAGATGAAGACCTACCTTATTTCCGTACGTTACATTCTATGGCGTTTGGTTCTTTAGGTTTTAAAACTACAGATGTATTGCGCGGCAAAGATATGAAAGAAATAGGTTATAAGGTTGGTTTAGATTTTGCGGGTAAGTCTACGGGTAAAGATACAGAAAGTGATTTTGAATGGATAGGTAATCAAAAAGGCGACGAGTATTTAAAGATTTATCAGTTGTCCAGGAGCCGTTTAAAATCGTTGGAAGAAGTTTTTCAGGAAGAAGGGAATTACAATTTAATTTATTCTGAGTTAACGCGTCTGGTAGAAGCGTATGAAAATTATAAAAAAGTCAAGGGAAAAGTTGACTTTACGGATATGATAGAACGGTTTATTGCAGAAGACCAATGTCCAGATATAGAAGCTTTAATAGTAGATGAAGCGCAAGACTTATCAACATTGCAGTGGAAAATGATTGATACTATTAGACAATCTCCTAACATACAGATATTTACCGGTGACGATGATCAGGCAATCATGAACTTTCAAGGAGCGGACGTACAGGCTTTTCTATCGGCAACCAAAGAAAAAGAAGTTTTAAATCAATCGTATCGTATTCCTGAAACCGTATGGGAACAAGCACAGCAGATAGTCACACGAATTGATGATCGCGCTCCTAAAGAATGGCATCCTAAAAAAGAAAAGGGTTCTATCTTTTATCATAACTCATTAGAAGAAGTTCCTATCGAAACAGGAGAATGGACTATATTGGCTTCTACCAATAGGTTGTTAGATCGGTATGCTTTGCAATTGCGGGAAGAAGGTTGGATCTACAGTAGACATGACCACCCTAGTATTCCAAGAAAATTGTATGATGCTATCTTATCGTGGGAATCTTTGTCGAAGGGCGAAGAGATTAGCGTAAGTCAGGTAAGAAACATATACGATCACATGAATGCTAATGAAGGATTTAAAAAAGGATTTGGTGGCAGGTCTAAAAAGTTTTTAGAATTGCCTGCAGACAGTTTAATACGCATGGATTATCTCAGAGATCATCTAGGGTTATTGGTTGATGGATCTAAACGATGGCATCAGGTGTTGGGTAAGGTTGGTTTAAACACACAAAATTATTTGTTAAACGCTTTAAAACGGGGCGACAATGTAAAAAGCCCTAGGATTAAATTAAGCACTATACACTCTATGAAGGGTGGAGAAAGTGATAATATTCTGCTAATCTCAGATATATCGTATGCGGCCTCTAAAGAAATGATAACGAGACCATCAACTTTACACCGCATGTTTTATGTAGGAGTAACACGAACTAAAGAAAATTTGCACATTATGCAACCAGAAACAGAAAGGTACTATGAGTTATGACGGTATGGAACAAAGGGGGAGAACACTACAAAGGTTTTAAAATACAACCCTCACAATTTATCAACGCTAACAATTTACCTTTTGCGGAAGGAAACATTATTAAATATATTTGTCGACATCCTAAGAAAGGCAGAAAGGAAGATATATTAAAAGCAATCCATTATTGCGAAATGATACTCGAACGCGATTATGGAAGCCAAGATAATGTATGAGCAGGATTTATTTAATGAACCTACATGGGTTCCTCCAATTGAATTACCAGATTTATCTAAAGAAACTATTATTGCTATTGATGTAGAAACTTGTGATCCTAACTTATTAACACTAGGTCCAGGATGGTCCAGGAACGATGGGCGGTTGATAGGGATTGCTGTAGCGTCTTCTAAGTGGTACGGCTATTTACCTTTTGGTCATGAAGGCGGTGGTAATATGTCTAAGAAGATGGTGGTAACATGGTTACAAGATCAACTTAAACATGGCATGTCTGTAGTCTTTCATAATGCGCAATATGATTTAGGATGGTTACGAACCGTAGGAATAACTGTGCCGGGTAAGATATTAGACACTATGATTGCCGCGCCATTATTAGATGAAAACAGATTTTCGTATTCTCTTAATGCTTTAGGAGCAACGTATCTGGGCGAAAAGAAAAAAGAAGATGAGCTGCGGATGGCGGCAAGTCAGCATGGTGTGGACGCTAAAAAAGATATGTGGAAGTTACCGGCTTCTCGAGTTGCGGCTTATGCAGAGACAGATGCGCGGTTAACTTTACAGTTGTGGAACGTACTGCGACGTAAATTAGCTGAAGAAAATTGCGGTAAAATTTTAGAAATGGAATTAAATTTACTTCCTATTATATTTGAAATGCGCGTAAAGGGTATCCGGGTAGATCTGGATAAAGCAGCAGAAACTAAAAAGTATTTGCAGGATAAAGAAAATATTTTATTATTAGAAGTTAAGAAAGAAACGGGAGTGGACATTGAGCCGTGGACAGCTACTTCTTTAGCATCAGCCTTTGACAAGTTAAACTTAACATACGAACGAACAGCTAAATCAGATGCACCAAGTTTTACAAAACATTTTTTAAAAACACACAAGCATCCAATTGCTAAAAAGATATTAGAAATAAGAGAGTACAACAAGGCGAACACTACTTTTGTTGAGACTATTTTGCAACACCAATATAAAGGACGTATCCACTGTGAGTTTAACCAATTAAGATCTGGAGATGGTGGAACCGTAACGGGTAGGTTTTCTTCAAGTCATCCTAATCTTCAACAAGTCCCTGCTCGACACCCAGAGATTAAAGAATTGATTAGAGGTTTGTTTGTACCAGAAGAAGGATGTAAATGGGGAAGTTTTGATTACAGTGCACAAGAGCCCAGGTGGTTAATGCATTACGCCTCATTAACACCAGAAACAAAAGACAACGTTAGAGTACAAGAGATTGTAAAATCTTACCAGAGTGATGATTTGGACTTTCACCAAATGGTAGCCGACATTGCGGGAGTAGAACGTAACTTAGCCAAGACCATTAACTTAGGGATCATGTATGGCATGGGCATTGGTAAGTTGGCGGGTATTCTTGGAGATATTCCCTTTGATGAAGCTAAAGCATTACGGAATGATTACGATGAGAAGGTTCCTTTTATACGAGAAATGGCCGCGGCAGTAATGGCTGTAGCTACGCGTAAAGGTGAGATTAGAACGTTGATGGGTCGTAAATGTCGTTTTCCTATGCGAGAACCTAAAGGGTTTGGAGGATTTAAAAAAGTTATTCATATGGATAAACTTGAAGAGGAATGGGAAAACATACAAGACACACCATTAGAAGAACGCGATAAAGATTGGCGCAAGAAAAACCCTATCAACTATCAGGTGGCTTTTACTTATAAAGCTCTTAATCGTTTGATTCAGGCATCTTCAGCTGATCAGACTAAAAGGGCTATGTTGAATTGTTATGAAAAAGGTTACCTGCCTATGTTAACCGTTCATGATGAACTTTGTTTTTCTGTTAGACATGATGACAACATAAAAGACATTAAAGAAACAATGGAGAATTGCTTTCCGGAATTAAAAATTCCTTCACGTATAGATGTAGGAATCGGTGAAAATTGGGGTAAAGCTAAGTAGAAGAGCGCGAGATGGGTCGCGCTCACAACTAAGGTAACTCAAGTATAAACACAATTTTATTGTCCTGCAAGAGGATTATTAAGAGCACGTTCAAGAAGTTTAATAATTCTATCTTCAAGTTCTTTTAGTTTGACATCTATAGCTTCATTACGTCTATTAGCATCAGATTCTATAGCCGTACGCTTACCGTCAAAGCGATCCTCAGCGTGCTGTATCAACGTTCTTACGTCGTTCTCTGCTGTACGTTGACTGCCTCGTATTTCTTGTTCCGTGGTTCTCGATCTCTTATCCACGTTAGCTATAGCATCCATAACTTGATTTATATCCTTACGCAGTTCATTACGAATATCCCTAGCATCACCTTGAGCCGCTTGCACAAGTTCTAATGCAGTTGATATTTCTGACTGTAACAACGTATTCATATTAGTAATTTCGTTTTCTATTTTAATTTCTAAACTTTCTATTTTTTCATTTGTCACATTAACCGTTGTATTAAAATCGCTTAATTGTTTTTGAAATCCACTTAAATCAGGAGCTGTGTAATTTGCTATCTTGTCTTCCATAGCAACCCATCGGGCATACCCTTCAAATCCTGCCCATATTGCTCCACCTATTGTACCTAGTAATGGGAATATCAATAATAGCTTACCCCCTTTTACTTTAATTCCTTTGTATTCTACTTCATTACTCATATTGGGCTCCTAGCATTTTTTCAAAGACCAAGCTATCTCTCACGCCAAAATAATTTGCTAAAGGATCTTGTAACATAGTATTTGCATATATTTCTTTTGATTCATACCAGGTAGGTTGCACTTGTGTTGGCACTTGTTGATATGTTTTAATGTCTGCACCCAGAGCATTAACCAATGCTAATGTTGTTAATTGTGCTACGGCATCATATTGACTATCAAAACTTTGCATAATCTCTTTAGCTTTTTCTTGTTTAGCTTCTTGTTTTTTTGTAGGCTTTTCATCTTCAGCTTTAGCTTCTTTAATTTCTTCTTTTGGTTCTTCTTTGGCCTCTATTTTTTCTTCAGTTTCTGTTTTTTCTGCTACTTCTTTCTCTTCGACAGGTTCTTCTGTTTTTTCTTCAACTATTTCTTTCGGTTCCTCTTTAGGCTCGTTTACAGGCTCGTCAGACGCTGTTGTTTCTGTGATAGGTTCTTCTTCCTTAACTTCCTCTACAGGTTCTCCTGGCTCATTTACAGGGGACGAAATTTCTTGAGAAGGGCTCTCAGGTTCAGTTTCGGGCTCAACTACTACTATTTCAGGTTCAGGTTGTGATTCTACCTGGGTTGTTTCTGGTTGTGCTACTTCTACTATCATAACCTCTTGTATTTCTTCTGTAATAGTTTCAACTGTTGCTACAGGTTCGCCAACATTTAATGTAGGTGTAAATCCAGCATCATCTATTGTTTGTATTTCTATAGGTGCAACAGTAGTAGTTAAATCTACATCAGGTAAATCTATAGTCATAATAGCTATCTCAGGTATTTCTGGTGTTACAGGTTCTGGATCTATTGCATTTGTAGTAACAACAGGGGTATTTAAAATATTAGTCGCTGTATTATTAATTTCTGTTTGTATAATTTGGTAAAATATTTCTTCTGTTATTTGTGTAGTTATATAGTTATAATTAACTAACAATTCTACATTATCAAAATAATAATTTTTAGCTCCTCCTACAGATACAAACAATTTATCCAATGCTCCTGCAAAATCATAGTTACCTGCATAATTGTAAGAAGTATTAGAATTATGGTTGTTGTAAGCAAAATCTGTTTTATCAGTCCATAATAAAACATTGTCATTATAACCTTTTAATTCAAAATACATAGAAGAATTAGATTGTGAGTGCCAACCATCTAAATTCCAATTTAACGCTCCCCCATCTTCTATATGAAACTGTGATATATTTATATTTTGTTGAAACGTAGTTAATGTATTTGACGTGCCTTTAGCACACCTGCCACCACCACTAAACTGTGAAGGACAATTTAGCATACTAGCAGATCCGATTCCCCCCCAATCCTGATCCATATCTCCCTCGTACCTAGTGGCTACGATACCTGTATCTCCGTCTAATATATCGCCTGTTGTTTTATTTTCAATAGTTGTTGTTGTGGTTGTAGTTGTAGTAACTTCTAAATCACCTTGTATTTCTGTTTCAGAAGTAGAAGTAGAAGTTGTGCTTTCATCTTGCATTTGAGCATTAGAGGAAAAGCAATATAAGTAAAACACTAAAAATACCCAAAGCACTTTCATCATTCACTAGCTCCTCTTCTTTAACATTTTCTTTTACCCATTTATCATAATCAGGTCTTTTATCTGGGTTTTCAGCCCAACCTTTTGCAGCTTCTAAACCAATTTTTCCATAATACGGACACGGTGTACCCGCCATTTCCATACTCGCAAACACCCTACTGTCCTGACACAACATAGCAACAGCACCAACTTTCATACCCATAGCAAACAGTGCTCTCGATAATTTAAGTCTTTCACAATTTAAATCTCTTATAGAACCACCACCGGCTAAACCTAAGATTTGTGTTTGTAACGCAGCACTAGCAGCAAAACTACAAACATCTTGATTGTTAATAACTACACTAGGCGCAGAAGCGGTACCAGGAGTACGATCTACGGTCGTAGTTCCACTGACCGTGGATGATGTAGAAGACACTGTGTTTGTCTGTGCATATCCGGTGCTACATAACGTAAGTAAAGCTAAAAAAATAGCTACAATTAATATTGCTAATAATTTGTTCATCATTACTCAACCCAAACTCCATATTCCATCAACTTAGCCAAACGTTCGCTTCGTGACTTTACTTGAGCTGCCCAAGCACTTGACCGCATTTGATTGGAAGCTTCTACCCAGTTTTTATCTTGTAAAGCTTGAAACATTTTCGGCCATTTGTCAGGGTTAAATCGTGTTAATCCCATATTAAATAGCATATCTAATAAGACTGCCTGGCGTGTACTATCCAGTTCATTATAAATATCCCAGGATTTAGCTTCCTGTTCTACACGATCTATATCCGCATGTAACATGAACCGTGCTTCTTCTTCCGATATTCCTAAACCATCGCCTGCAACATTTCGACCAACGCCAATGGTCGGGTGTCCCTGGGCCACGTCCCCTTTACTAAGGTTTTTTCCTGTCGCATCATCGTACACTTTTAACTTCATACCTTCATGAAGGATTAACATATTAGCAAGTTTGGTGCGATCTATTGGCATTAGTTACGTAATCCTAAAAGTTTTTCTCGTTCTATTTGTCTTAAAAATTCTAAATTTGCTTTAGGGGTCGCCGCTCGATACATAGGAAAATCGGTTCCGCTATCTTGTTGTGTTACGTTTTCAACTATTGTTTCTGAAGCTGAAGGAACTCTTACCGAGTTTTCTTGAGGTGTATTTATTTGATTGGCTAATATACCTGCTGTTGTTGAAGCGTCTTTGGTTGCTTCTTGATATTGTTGAAGATAAAATTGTCTTACTATGGTGTTTATAGTTTGACGTAATTGTAAAGGCACTGATTCTTGAGCAACTTGAGACATAAGCCATCTATTATCTCCTACATCTACACCTAATTCTTTTGCTGTATTGTATATTCTTGCATTTGTACGAGGATTAGTTAAAAGTTTTAACACGCCTTTGCTACGAAGAATACGAGGCATAATTACCATTGCAGCTGCACCAGCTGCAATAGGAATTAATCCTAAGCCACCTGTAAAAATAGCAGCAGCAACAGAACCTCCAATAGCTGCGGCATAAGCTGCAGCTGCTAATCCTGCTTTTCCTACATAAGATTTTGTAGTTGCTCGCATAGCTTGTTGACCAAATAATTTTAAATCTTTAACAAACCCTTTTCCTAACGCTTCATTGCCTTCACCAAATATTTCTATTAAACCTCTTTCGTTATTATTAATAGCTTTTAAAAGAGCATTTCCAAATTCAGCATTTTGCAAAGTAGTAGTGTTAATTCCTTCTGGAAAAGCTTCATTAAATATTCTTTCCATTGCATTTTGTTTTATACCATTATTACCATTCATAACTTGATCAAAAGTTGGCCTGTTTACATTAGCAGGTAATTTATCCCAAGCAGTTTTAAATTTTTTAAAATCTTGTGGACTTTTTAATAACTTTGTAACTAATTGAGGAACACTATCAATTTCTCCTGTAGCCATAGCTTTAGTTAAAGTATTTGAGGCTATTTGTTCAGAAGTAGCTACTTCTCTCTGTAATGTCTCTACTAATTCTCTAGCTGTTATTTGGTTAATATTACTAGCGTTTAAACTTCTTAATGCTTCTCTATCAGACAATAAAAAAGCATCGTCTTGTAAATTTCTTAATGCTTTAACAGTGCCGGGTTTAAATAAAGTGTTTTGTAATTCAGGACCAAGAATCCTAAAAGCATTAAAAAATCCTACAGGATCTACAGCTGCTTTACTACTTGTTGTAACTAAAGTGTTTTGCACCCATTGGTTAGCAAGGTTTGCTACAAATGCTTCTTTTAGTAAAGGATCGCGAGTGTTTTGTTGGATCATGTTTTCTAACATTGAAGCTTTATTAGAAGTTATGTTTACAAAAGCAGTGTCATCTTTTCTTCCTTGTTTAACCGCTTCAATTGCATATTTTTCAAAAGGTTGAATAAGTTTTTTATCAATACCAGATTCTTTTAATAAACTATTAAAACCAGCAGTGTCTCCTACTTCAGCTAAAGATTTTAAATCTTGTAATACACTTTTACTTAAATTACGAACTGGGTTTGTTCCCACATCATCAGCAAAAGTAAGAGCATTTAAAAATTGTTTTAAATATAAAGGTTTTCCAGGCTGTATAAGAAGTTCTGCTACTTTACTCATATCTACTGTGCCACCAGCATTAATATTAGCTTTTAAAGCTTCAATTTCCGGTTTAAGAAATACTTTAGCTCCATCAGCATAATATTTATTTGCATCGCGCAACATTTGAAAACCTGCTTGTTCTGCATCAATAGTTTGATTGGTTACTCCAGCAGCACGTCTTGCACCGCCTCTAGAAGTTAATGTTTTAAATCCTTCTGTTTCTGCGCGTGTAAGAAGATTAGTTATTTCATCCGTAAACTCTTTAAGAAGAGGACCTGTGTTTGAAGAAATTTCTCTCACCGCTTCAGTGCTTTTTAAAGTTTGTAAATTATTACGCAACTCATTTAATTGAGAATAAGATAAATTTGTCTTAGGACCAAGAGTTTTTAGTTGTGCCTCTATAGATTTTATCTGAGCAGCTTTTTCTGCTGAAGGTCTTCCTACAGTTTTTAATCCTGATAATTGTAATGTTAAATCATCTATTTGTTGATTTTTATCTAAAATTCCTCTTAATGTTTTCATAGTTTCTGAACCCATTACAGGTTTTTGAGCTTCTTTAAATAGTTGAGAGTCTAGTTTGTTAAATATACTTTTAAAAGAATCAAGAGGAAACGTTACATTATCTAATCTATCAGAAGCATTTTTATACAGATCTCCTCCTCTTGATCTCCATAATCTTTCTACTTGGGAAAGATTATTTAATAAAACTTCAGCTTCTCCTGTAGAAAATTTTGCATTAGCTTTAGCATATTTTTCAATAATATCTGTTACTAAATCTATTTCTTTTGTTATTACGTTGTTTAATTCTTTATTAGCTTGAATAACTGCTGTGTTAGGATCTTTCATTAATGTTTTAAGTTGTTTAGCTATCTCACCTACACTAGAGTCTATACTATCTTTTAATTCTGTTTCGCTAATTTGCCCTGCTTTAAATTTTTTAACTAATTCTCTAACATATTTAGTGTTTTGACGAAGAGCTGCATTATTAGGAAAAATAGCTTCAGCAATAGCTAATGTTCTATCAGCAAGCATTTTTCCTGTAGCATCGCCTAAAGTAGGACGTGCGCCTTCACCTATTTCTTTTTTTATTAAAGCACGTTGTTCTTCTAAAGCTATTTTTTCTGCCGTTGCACGTTCTAAAACAGTGCCTTTTTTTGCTGCCTCTTCTATTAGGTCATCTACGCGTTGTGTTTCGTATTTAGGTCCAGGGCCTTTAATTACTCTTCCTATAGCACTAAACACGGGACGTAAAATTAACTCCCCTGTTCCCATTATTACGCCTTCTATTAACATGTCTTTAACTACAGAATCATCTTTCCAAAAACTACCAGCAGGAAGCCATTTTTGATCTTGTACGCCTTGAAGATCTTCTTGTAACTCATCAACGCCTTTGCCTATAAGAGCTGCTCCACCAATTGCAGTTGCCGCTAACGGTAAACTTAATCCGGCTGTAAAAGGAGCAGCTACCATTGAGGCAACCAATGGTCCACGGATTTCTGCTCCCAAATTAACTAAATCAAAATGTGTATATCCGGGTTTATTTACGCGTATAGTGCCAGACTTAGGTAACTTGTATGATTCTTTTATTTCTTCCGTAATACTATCTAAGTCTATTCCGTAATCTCCTGGACCAAATTCAATAGCAGAACCTTCGCCAAATGTTTCCTCTATAACTCGCATTTTTCCTTCACGATTATCGGCTTTACCAAAACGCCAACGAAAACCTATAGAAGTTAATTCTCCAGGGTTTGTAGGACCGTCAGAAACATTAGAAGTTTCGGTTCCTTGAGCAACGGTTTCTGGTTCATCATTAAAAACTTTAGTTCCTAATTTAAGAGTAGTGTCATCTACAACTTCTTCTTCTGCCTGTCCTTGAGAAAAAAATTGTTGCTCAATTGAAAAAAGTTCTTCTTGTGTAGGTTCATCGCCCGCTATATTTATAATTTGAGGGCCGTCTTCTGTTGTTATTGAAATTTGACCCACTATTTAAAATCCCATTCTTGTATTCCATTAACCATTTTGCCTTTTTGCAAAGTTCTAAAAGATCCATCTTTTCTAAGGTTTTGTTTTGTTTTTTCTGCTTTGTAATTTCCTATATAATCTGGACTTGCAGGATTAATTCTTGGAAAAAAGTAACTGGCTTTAGTTAAATAAGGATCTTGCCCTGGTTCACTAGGAATAGCTGTTTTAAAATAACTCTGTAAAATTTTAAATTGAGTGTCAGCAGCTTGCAAATAATCTTTTTCTTTTCTGTCAAATAAATCTTTTGTAGCATTTAATTGATATAAAATAGTTGATGGGTCACTAAAAGATAAAGCAGTTCCTGCAGTATTTAATATTCCTCCGCCAATAAAAGCATCCGCTAAAAATTGAACATCTCTATTAGAAATAGAATTTGCAGATTGAACTCCTGCTAAAGCCGCAGGAATTAATTGTTGGAAGGCTAACTTTACTTGAGATATAAACATTTGACGTTTAGCATTTGTATACTCTCCGTCTACTATGTTATCCCAATCTTCTTCTTTTTTTGCTTTGTCTAAAAGTGATAGACCTCCAGTTCCTTTTTTAAACCATTTTGACAGTCTTCCACCAAAAAAAGTATCTACTTTATCTTTAACATCTGAAACAACACCTTCAGCTCCTGAAATTTCCTTGCTATATTCTGTAAATAAATTTATAGCATTACTTAAATAAAGATTTCCCGCTACAGTTCCTTCGTAACCAGCTGTTATTTTTTTATAGTTATCAGCTTGTGTGTTCATGTTTTCTTGTGTTATAGTTCCGGATTTAACTAAATCGCTTAAAATTTTATTTTGTGTTTTAGCAGAGTCTGAAACAATTTTAGCAGAAGCGGCGTACAATTCAGGAGTAGTAACGCCGGAAGGTACGCCATTTGATTTAAGATCTGTAATTGTTATTGGAATAACGTCTCCTGCAGAGTATTCTTTTCCATCATACGTTACATTTTCATTAGCAACAAACATTTCAGGTGGCGTTTTAGATTCGTCATACTTTCTTGCTTCCATTGTAGCTAATTTTTGTAAAGAATATTTTGCAGCTCCCATTTCTATAGAATTGTTGTAAACTCTTTTTGCTTTATCATCTTCTGTAAAACGATCTCCAGTAGCTAAAAATCCATTAGCTATATTGGTTAAAGCATTAGGACTTGTTCCGCCCATAATAGCCGAACCTAACATAATAAGATCCCAACCTTTTTCGCTTTCGGTTTTACCTTTAAACTCTGGCATTCTGTCCATAAATTCTTTAGCAAACCTATCTAATGTTTCATTTATAGTTTCTTGTTCGTCACCGCGAGCTTGTTGTACAAATATTTCTTCGCCTGCATTAGACGCGGCTTCAACAACATTTGCTTCGGTCGCTGGTTTATTAGCTAGTGCCTTGTTTCTTTCGTTAAGTTTTTCTATTTCTTGTTGAGCGTTTTCCGCTATAATATTAATATTGTCTCTAGTACCATCTGTTTCATCTACTTTTTCTTTTGGTATTGGTATTGGAATGTCTACTTTTAATGCTTCTTCTTCTCCCAATTCTAAATCCTTGTAAAACTTAGTTCCTAATTCAGGACTTGCATAATCTAATTCTTTTCTTGCTACAACTTCAGAAAGAAACGCGTCATCTTTTCCTTCACCACGTAAAGTTTCAATAAAGTTATTATCATAACCTGTTGCTTTCCAACGTGACACAGCAAGATCTACATCGGTTTCAATTTCGTTTTCTCCTACTATGGAATCATCAATGGGCCGTGTTTCATAGTCACTTACATCTTGCATTTGTTCCATTACTTCATCAACAGGCGTTTTATTAGCATCTATAGATTCTGCTAAAGTTATAGTATCTTGCCCTTGTGTATCTTGATAAAGATTAGCGGCCCCTTCTTGTTTAATTCTTTGTATACTTGGATTATTTCCTTCTGTAATTGTTTTAAGAGCAACGGACACTTGTTGACGTAAATCGTCTTTTTCTATGTTAGGGTCTCTTGCTATAATTTCTTGAGAAATGCTTACAATTTCATTTTCTAAATTAGGTAATGAATCTACCATGTTTTTAATTACGCCTTCTAAACCAACTTCAGGTCCTCTTATTTTAAATAGACGATCAGCTGTTACAAAAGCAGGTTCATTAAACCAATTTCGCGCTGTAATATCATTGCCTCTAATATCTGCAAAAGTAAAATCTTTTATCGTTGTAGTATTATTTACAGGATCAACTGTTTCCCATTCAAAATCTTTTGTTACACCAAAAGGTGCACCATAAGTAGTAGCATCTATAGTTGATTCTACAGGTACAGGTTCTGCAGGAGTAAATGCTTTACCACCCAAAACAGGAGGAACATAAGACTGCAAATAATTAGCAGTAGTACCTAAACGTCCCCCTACATTTTTAGCTCTAACACCTATCTCTCCTAACAGTTTATTTAATCCTTCCATAGTATAATCTTGAAGTTGTTGCCCTGGAAAACTAGTATTACCGCCACCGTTAGCAAAACTAGCTATACCACCGGATTTCATTCCTACGGTTGGAGCAAAACTTTGTGCTAACGCTTGATCGCCCACAGCATTAGACAACTCTGTTGAAGACGCAAGAATACCACTAGGTGCCATAATATTATTAGCCTGTGGTAACGTACCACCCATGTTTACATTTAAAGGATTAGGCATCTGCGCTTGTGCTCCCATAGTAGGAAAGCCGCCATTATTAAAAAGTTTTCTATTACTTACTTTTTTCTGTGATCGTACAGGTCTACGCATTTCTATTCCTTACTGTGCTGGTGGCAAAATGCCAAACGGATCATTTAAAGCCTTATTAATTCCTAATCCTGCAATTCCTGCTCCCAAGAATTGAGAGAATGGACTTGGTGATGGGGCAACATTCATACCAATAGTAGAAGAAGCTGATCCTATATTAGGTTTAAAGATATCACTTGTATAAGAGATACGTTGGAAAGGCTCATACGCTTGTTGTAAAGCGGTTTGACGTGCCGCATCTAATTCTCTTTGTGCTTGTTGTTGGTTTTGCGTACCAAATTGACTCAACAATTGTGTTTGATTAGATAGTAAACCTTGCGCTGTCTGACCTAAATTAGTTTGTGCAGAACCAAATTGTCCTATGCCTTGCGCTAAATTACTTGCTGTTTGTCCTTGTTGTGCTCCTATATTACCCATCAATTGAGCAGCGTTTTGTTGTCTTGCCTGTTGATTAGCAAACGCATTTTGTGCTTGTGTAAAGTTTCGAGACATATCTTCGTAATACCGTCTGCCTTGCTGTTCGGTTAGATTTCTTTGCAATTCCGCTAATTCTAACTCACCTCTTGCACCACCAAACGCCCCTTGACCTACTTGGTTAGCACGAATTTGATTAGCAGCTAATTGTCCCTGACGATTCATTTCTGCTAATGCATCTTGACTTACAAGTTTAGCATACGGATCCATGTATCCTTCTAATTGAGCCGTGGTCGGTGCAGCAAAAGACGTGCTTGCTGCTGTACTTGCATCGGTAAATTGTTGTGGTATGCCTGTGTATTGATCTTGTAATGTTGCCAATCCTAAATCTGTAGTGCCTGCACCTTTAGTTAAATAAGGTAAATAATCACCAATACCACCCGGAGCTATTCGTCCTGCTGCTTCGTACGCTTGCGTTGCATAAGGATCTAGTCCTGCAACTTGAATATCAGGTATATCAACAGGTGTTTCACCTCTTGCCATTGCTTGTTCAAGTATTCGTTTCTGAACATCTTCGAGATAGGGGGCCTGCCGTATCGTACTGGTACTGAGTGTTTCTTCAGCCATTATGCCATTCCCCTTTCAAATCTATTCATCAAATCGTACATTCTTGCTGCTCCTAGATTACGATTTCCGCCGCCTGCATTTCTTACGGCTTCGGCTGTCATTACGAATTCTCCATCGGAAAGGTTAGCTGGAATACTGTCCGAGGTTCCTGTACCAGGGCCTTCTACTTCTCCGCCACCTGCCATACCTGCTACTACTTTTAAAGCTTTTCCTGTGTTATTTTCTTGATAAATAGGGGCTATTAAAGGAGGAGGTTGTTGCGGTTGATCAGGTGCAGGGGCAATATTTAATTGTCGAGGTGGATTTTTATCAGCTTCTCGCGCCAGTTGTTCCATCATACGTGCTAATAATGGGTTTCCACCGCCCGTCATGATTCCTTCATTATTACTAGATGCTGATACATTTTCACCGCCTGCTATTCGTTTCATCATTCCTATTGGACCACCAGATACGGTAGCTAAACCTGTTTGTACAGGAGTTGGAGGAGTTGGTGTGCCTAATTCACTCGTTGTAGGAGACATAGTTGTCATTCCTTGAGCTTCCATTTGCGCTCCTTGCATTTGTGCGCCACCTGAACTTGCTCTATACGCTTGATTGTTATGAACAAAAGGAGATCCTTCTCCACCTGTTTGTAAAGCTCTTTGGTTTGCTTCCTCTAATGTTCCGCTTTGGCTTAGTGTTCCTATACCACCTGTTGCAAAACTGGTACTATAATTTCTGTTGTAAAAATCTTGCGCGTCTCCAAGACCTATTCCTGTAATGTTAGCTATTTGTTCAGGAGTGTACCGTGGTGAAATACCAGACTGTCTTAATAAATCATGACCGCGTTGTCCGCGTTTTTCTTCATCGCTTAATTGTGTAAATTCTTCATAAGCTAATCTTTCTGGATTTGTCATTCTTAACAATTCTTCTCTATCTGGCATTGGATCTTCTTCCTCTTGCGATAGATAATAAAGACCCACGCCACCCGCTGCCGCTGCTGCTGTTAAATATGGGTTTCTTTTAATCCAATCGTAAGCGTTGCCTAAAGTTGATCCTGTGTCGGCTGCACTTGCAACCGTTTCACCAGCAACATTTACATTGCCTCCTGCAACATCGGAATAACCACTGCCAGGTCTAAACACTCCTTTTTGTGCTTGCTCACCTACTTGCATGGTCTGCCCAGGTTGATAACCTCCACCGGTGTCCGTATTAATATTGGTACCAGTTCCGGTTCCGGTACCAGTTCCAGTTCCAGTTCCAGTTGCTCTGCCCACATTACTAAATGTGTTTGCTTGATTTACATCTGTACCACCACTTGTAGTAACAGATTGATTTAATGATTGATTAATAGGTGATTGTTCAGTTCCGGCACCTGAAAGTTGTGTTGCTTTTTGTTCAGTTGCTGTTACAGGTTGGTTACCTTGGAAAGTTTGTCCACCGCCAAATGTTTGATAACTTGGAAACACTGTACCAGCAATCTTTTCAAATGTGTTTCCTCCTGGTGCAAAACTTGATCCTAAGGTTTGTCCTGTGCTTTTAAAAGCTAAATCCATACCTCTTGGACCAAATATACCTTGTGCTAATGGATTGTTTGCTCCACTAGAAAATAAATTACTTGCTGCGTCAAAAGGAGCTAATGCGCCTTGTTTTACTCCAGAGAAAAACCCACTTAAACCAGAACCAGCAGGAGCATTTATAAGACTTTTTACACCACTACCTAATGCTGACGCGCCATACGATAAAGCCGCGCTTTTTAGAGCATCACCCCACGATCCACCTGTAGCTTTAGAATATAAAGCGGAAGCAACGGGGCCACCAATTCCTGGTGCTATCATGTTACCTATTATAGGAACAACAATTGGTGCTATCTTTTTTACAACTCTTTTAATAGCTCTAAATATTTTTTTAAAGAAAAACTCTGGTTGCCCTGTTAAAGGGTTAATAGAATTTAAAGAATTTCCTACAACATAACGATTAGGGTTTTTAATACCCATTAAACGCATTTGTTGGAATAATTGATTTTTTAATTCAGGATTAGCTTCTAATATTTCCGCAGGAACTACGGTTTCTCCGTGAGCAGCGTGAACCATATATTCATCGCCGTACCGTCCTAAAGTTCCTAACCCACTGGCAAGAGCTTGAATAGATGGCTCTCCTTGGTATTTAGGTGTTTGAGTCTGCATTTATGATACCTCCAAAACACTTGCGAAAACATTTATAACGTTTCCGGTTGCACAATTTACTAGAAGCGTATCACTTTCCTCTAACACAAAAGGACCTGTGAGGGACGAGGTTGCCGAAGCAGCTAATGTTTGTGTATCTATAATAGCTGTCTTCGAAGCCGAAGTATCTGTTATTTTTCTCAAAACAACAACACTCCCACTATGACTATTATACACATTTATAACTTTTACAATAGCCTGAGTTGCTGTTGGGCATGTATATATTATGGTATCTGACGTGCCAGAAGGTATTGTAACGATATTTTTAAACGCATTTGCCATTTTATTCCATAAACCAAACTACTGAACGGGAATCATCTTGTCCTTCTATAACTTCAGGCATTTCCTTAGAAGTTAAGGCCATTTCAATATCTCTTAATATTCTTTGCCACGCAATAGAGTCATAAGGCTCCGGTGCATCCGCAAAACTACTGTTTAATAATCGTGCCATTATACTTCCTTCTTTCCGTGTTTATAACGATCAGGTTTAATTTTTGTGCCACCTTTCATTATTGCTCCGTCCATAGGACATCCTGCCATACCGCCTTCGTTAAATGGAATACGTCCTTCAACGCCTACATAATTTTCTTTATTACTTCTACCACCAGTTACACTTAAATTTTCATTTTGAAAGGTTACTTCTGCTCCGGCTCCGCCAGTACCTTCTCTGTCCCAAGCTTTTAAGGAAACGCGTCCGTCGTCAGTAACATTTAGTTCTTGTTCTATTAAAATAGACGCATCGCCTTTTTGACTAAAAGGTTTTTTTATTTGTGCCCATGTAGAACCATCTTGCACGGTAGCTGTAACATCGCTTTCTGTCATGTTAAGATTTACTCCTGGAATTTGAAGATTTACTCCACCGTTCTTATAATCTCTTTTCCATTTCTTATAAACTTTAGGCTCATTAATCTTTAAATACGTTTCTTGTTTCTTTGATTTAAAAGGCATTAGCGTCTCCCATCTGGTCGTATGTCTAATCGTAAGTCACCTAGTGTCCATGCTACATCGGTTGTTGTGCTTTGTACACGAATAACTGCTTGACGTGAACGGGCTCGTACAAAGTTTTGATCTGTTGAAGATGTAACAGCATTAGTTGAATTTGTGGATAACGAACTTCCAGGAAAATTACGAGTTTTAACAACATAATCTACTGTAGCTCCTGTTCCTGTTAAATCTACGTCAGGGATAAGTCTGTTAATAAACATAAACTCATTGCCATCACCTAAATCAAAATCAGCAGATTGAATATAGGAATTCATTGCTTCTCCATCGGCATCTGTTCCGGTTTCTTGAATATAAATATATTCATTACCACCCGCAGATCCTGCTGCTCTTGGATTATCATGAATACTGTAATCTACCCAAGCAGTACGCACCATACTTCCTATATCCCAGGTGCCTTCTGTATAATTATATTTAGCGTAACGATCTATTTCTGTAGATCCTGAAGATACATAAAACCAAAACACTTCGTCAAACATACGATTAGAAGCTGCAAAAAACTTAAAGCTTTGATTAAGATTAATATCATCAAACACATAACGTAATACTGTGCACGGTATTATTTCTATTCGGCCTGTGTAAGCATAGAAGTTTTCTCTGTCCATCCAGAACACACGATCGCCTACAGTAGTAACCGCATTAGGACCTACTATAGATACATTACTTGCTAGTAATGTAAAACCAAATGTTAAAGGCGGTCCTACAAATCGCATAGCGTGTAAGTTTGCATCTGTCCAAATTAATATTTCTTGTCTGGTTTTTTGTGCCGATATAATTTCAGAACCAGAAGATATACGTTGTGCACCCGAGGTATTAGTAGCCGTTGGTGTCCAATCAAATGGTGCTTCTTGAGAAGACCATCGTACCAGTAATAAATCTTGATTAGTTTCGTTTTGAGCATTACAAGCAAAAGCTATTAAATGTCTGTCCGCACCGGAAACCATTATACGTCGTGTTATAGTAGGACAATCTGACGCACCAGATTGGGATGCTAAATCTGTAGCACGAGCAGTTAATCCTAATGTCTTATCCCAATAATAAGGTGTACCATCGTACACACTAAAAGCTAAATCTTCACCCCAATTGTCTTGTGACCACAATCTAATATTTTGACCTGTAGAGGCTGTCGTAGTTGCAGGACTTCCCCATCCTACAAAATCATTAGCTTCTTTTACAACTACACCACCGCTATGAGAAACATTACTTGTTCCTCTTGCACTTCTTACAACTCCTGCATCTAGTGTGTTTCCTGTCTTTCCAGTATATAAAATTAATTCATCTTCTATATTAATAAGACCTACAAAAGTAACCGTATCTCCACTTGTATGCCCTGCTATACTAGAACCATCAGAGTTTCTTGTTAAATCAGATAAAGTGTTAGAATTTTTTGTACCATAACGAATATACTCACTGTTTATTTTTATAGTGCCTTTATCAGGAAAACTTGTGGCACTTGTTAAAACAATTGAAGAACTAAAAACTGTAATATCGCCATTAAGTGTAGTAGAAGCTTCTTCAAAATCTGTAGCACTTGTTAAAGGAATAGAAGTAGCAGAATCAGAAATACCAGAGGCTAAAGTAGTAGCCGAATAACTAGAAACAACTCCGCCCCAAAACCCTGCTCCAAATCCTGTTCCTGACACCACAGTATTTAGACCGGTATTAATCTGATATTCCGCAGTAACAGAAGAACCACCACCATTTGTAGAACCACTACTTGCTGTTCCGCCTGTGTCTACTTTATAAGTGTTCGCATCTATAACCTGGGTAATTTGTTGTTCTTTATTTAAATCTGATGTTGTTAAACCATCAAAAGCTGTTGCTCCACTAAAAGTTACAAAATCATTAACCACCGCACCATGTCCGGCATCTGTAACTGTAATAATACCATTTCCTGCTGTACTTAAAAAAGGATTAGTTCCTAATGTTACGGTTTTACGAACAGGAGTAATATCATTATAACCACCACCTTGTTCTATATAAAATTTAAACTCAGTACCTAAACCCATAAATTGAGAGTTATCTAATGCTGCCCATACATGCAAAGAACGGCCTGTTCCTTGAAAAGCTGTACTGCTTAAACGAGACCATCCGCCCATTTTCTCTGGGCGACCTTTACGAAATCGAATAAGATCAGAATCATACCAACCGTTTTCACTACCATACGAAGTAGTTTCTCGATTAACGCCTGGCTTAAATACTATACGCGCTAAAGGCACTGTTAACTCCCTACATTAATTTTTCTAGGGCGACCTCTTTTGCGTTTAGGAGCCACCGTAGGAGCACACTGACATCGCGCTCCAAATACTTTTTCAAATAGCTTTTTAAACCAAGCCATTACTTATCTCCTATAACTTTTTACATTTGCATCTGTAGTCCAACGATTTACTCTTGCAACAACATCTACAACTTGCTTACCATCTACTTCTTTATAGGTATCAGTATGCAATGCAATAAAAGCGTTCATATCACTAGCACCATCAATAGCATCACATATTGCCTTATGGTCGGTTCTTATTGCTGCCATATATGTAACCACATCTGAAGGAATTGCCGTATCAGCAGTAACTTTGCGTTGTATTAACCAATCAAACCCTTGTAACAATCCATTAGCTTGTGTAGTTGCTTTGTTTTTTGCTAAAGTTTTTAATCCATAATTAATAGTTTTAGAACCATCTTCATTTAAAAGTTGATTGCCATCTTCATCTTTAGCATCTTCATCATCTAGTTTTCTATCGGCTGCTTTTGTTATTGTTTCAACTACTTTATTCCCATCAACAGCATAAGTAGGGTTATTAGAAATATAATATTTATTATTTAATTCTGCTGCTGCTGTAACAGGATATATTTTTATTGCTAATTTTTCAGAATCAGACATAGCATTTAATTCTGCTTTATCGTAATTCCTATTGTTTATGGTAATTCTCGAAGGAAACTCTCCATAAACATTTGTTACTTTATTTGAATCGTCTACTAATGCCCACATTATTCTTCTCCTTTGTTAATCACCGAGCTACTGCGTATTTAAATGGATTATGTGCCATTGCTAAGTATATATAAGTTCCACTAGAGTTCCAATTTTGTGAATTTCTTAATTTAAAACCATTGCTTAACAGGTCTACATAATCACTTGAACCACTTTCTTCTGCTCCATGATCATTAGCTAGTAATGATTTATCTGCTACATTATCTGGATCTCTAGCATTATCCATTATTCTCCAATTACCAAAACTTGAACTATCTTCTCTTTTACACATAATCCATGCAGGTCTGAATCCTGTATAAACAAATGAACCATCTGCATTACCATTGCCAACGTATGATCCTGATTTACAATAACCTTCTATATCTGCAAAACAATAAGCAAGATAAGTTCTACCACTATGATTTACATTATTAGCATCACCTAGATACACAAGACTGCTTGATGGAGTTGTGTCTGCCCATATAGTGGAATCTCCAAAAGCATTAGCGTTATCCATATAAGCATATTTTTCATTACCTGCACCTTTAGCATATACTGTCCAATTATTAGCACCATTACGTTGTTTAACCACAACAAAAGTTGGAGCAGCACTTAATCCATGTCCTATAGTTTTAGTTCCACCTGCACCACTATAAGTAGAAATAGAAAATGCACCACTAGGATCAACTTGTTGTGTTACACTTATTGAACCTGTAGAATTTGTGCTAGTTGTTCCCCCATTGGCACGCCACGACCACGAAGCATAAGTATTACTATTGCCATTAAAATTAGCATCATAAGAAGCCAATCCTCCTGCTAAAGAAAAACCATCACTATCAAATGATGTTAAGTTTGCACTTGTTACTTCAGAATCATCATTTTGAGAAAACATTATTTTATTTGTACCTCTGCTTGAATCTACTAATGGACCATTTGAAGCTGTGTTTCTTATTTTTATCCATGTAAGATCAGGTTGAAAACCAAGTCCAGTTATATTATTTGTACTACCATTACCTGTATATGTTTTAGCACCAAACAATTTCTGTGGATAATTGTCATCAGTTTCACTAGGATTTATTGCATCTGCTATTGGAAGGTTACCTGTACATATTGCTTTAGCAGAAGCACCATCATTATAATAAAAACTGCCATAGCCATTAACATCACTATTTCCACCACCTGAACCTGTACCAAAAGTACCTTCTTGTCCAAAATTAAACCAGAAACCATTACCAGTACTACTACCTCTATCAGACATAGGTGTATAATTAATGCCTGTACCAGTTAAATTAAATGCACTTCCTTGTGCAGCACCATTTTTATAAAACTGTATAGTATTAGTAGCAGACTCTAAATCTACTAACACACCTATTATATCATCTGTTGAAAAAGTTGCACCTGTAGCTGTTGAACTAGAACCATAATAAATTGAACCATTATGTGCATATAGATATGTATTAAAACTTGCACTACCAGCTATAGAAGAATTTGTATTAGCACTATTTGTATAACCATTTTCTTCTATAATACCTATCCAATTATTACCAGAACCCGTACACTTTCCTTCAAAATACCATTTATGACCAGTTACTAAAGACATAGTTCCAAGAGCAGTACAACCACCACCAGTACTGACTACTTTAAGATTGCCTTCACTAAATGTATTATTACTTCCACTATTTAAAGGATTCATAGTACAATAATTACCACCATTAGAACTACCAAAGGTTGGAGTATCTAGCATTTGATCGTGTGTTGCTAAATTTGCAGCCGTTAAGTCATTATTATTTCCAGAAAAATCTTCTCCGAAATCACTACTGTTTGTAAATTTGAGATAATAACCATTGTTACCAAAAGTTAATCCACTTGGATCTTTAGGAATCCAAACTCCATTTTTCGTTTCTCCGAACTCAGTTGGAGCATAACTTTGTCCATCACAAAGTATTACGTCTGCTAGTTGAACATCAACACCTTCAGAACCCGTACCTACACCAGAAAGACCACCCCAAGACTGTACTACTCCACTTTGATTCATAAAAGAGTAAGTTCCATCTTGTGCTATAGCAGTTTGAACAGAAGCATCAGCATATGTTGGTTCTACTCCATTTACATATAAACGAACTCTATTTGAAGCTGTTGATTGAGTACTGTCAAATCTTAAAACACAATGATACCATGCTGATGTATCTCTAAACAACATATCTGTTTCTATACGATTATCTCCAAAATTACCACCTGTAAAATTAAAATTAGCTTGCATTGTAGAGCCATTAGTAAATGTGAAAAATACATAAGTAGCACCACCTGTTCCAGCAGTAAAAACATTAGTACTATTCGTGGCAGTATCTGTAACACTATATCTTTTCCACCACCAACTATAAGTAAAAGTTTTGCCACTTGTAGGAGTACCCGCTGTTATTTTTAAAGTACTACCTCCACTTTTACTCATTCTAACTGAATTAGCTATTTGGTAACTATAGAAATCATCAGAACCACCAGATGCACCAGCAGCACCCATTAATGCTTGTTTGTTAGCTCCTAAACTCATTATGCCATCGCCAATCCTGCAGCAAATCCATAGTAATTAGATCCGCCATCAAAAGTTGTAAAAGTTAATACATCGACCCCAGAAGTTGTTAATGTAGGAGCAGTGCCTCCTGCCCATTTAGCAGAATTTCCTCCTCCACCATGAGCTCCAGCTTTAAATGTAACTGTACCGGCACCACCATTTGTAATAATAAGAGTTAAAGAATTAGATTGACTTGCTAAAGAGTTTGTAATTCCTACATTAAATGTTCCACTACCTACAGTAAATGATTGAACATTTCCATTTGTTAAATCTAAATCAAATGCTCCTGTTTTAGAACCATTAGCATAAACTGTTTCCGCATAATCTTTCATTTGTGCTTGTTTTACTACATCATCTGAAAGGTCAATTGCACCTGTTCCATTAGTTGCTATAGTAATATCGCCATTAGCTCCATCTGTAATTACAATGGAACCTGAATTCGTGCCACCATTTGTATCTAATTCAAGATCAAATGCGCCACTAGAAGATATTTTGCCTGAAGCAGCACCACTTCCTACAACAACTTCTCCTGTTCCGTTAGGAGTTAGTTCAATATTTCCGTTTGCAGCGTCTACTATTTTAATTACACCTGAGTTTGTACCTCCATTTGTATCTAATTCTAAATCATAGGCACCATTAGAAGATATTTTACCAGAAGCACTTCCGCTTCCTACTGCTATTTCCCCTGTTCCATTTGGAGTTAAAGAAATATTTCCATCAGCCCCATCTGTAATACTGATTGATCCTGAACTTGTGCCTCCATTAGTGTCTAAAATTAAATCATAGGCACCACTTGTTGATACTTTACCAGTAGCAGAGCCATTTCCAACAACAACTTCTCCTGTTCCATTTGGAGACAACCCAATATTACCATTAGTGTTTGTACTAGAAATAGTATTTCCAGAAATAGAAATATTATCAAAGGTTTCTAAATCTAATTTATCTGAAATAGAGATTACCTCATCACTACCATCACAATAAACAATATTAGCTTTTGCGCTCGGTATTGTTACTTTTGCTGCTCCACTTCCTTGAGACATAAGAATATTATACCCGCCAGAAGTACCGTTTTGAATCATAAAAAACGCAGTGGTAGTAGCCGGAGCTACTGTAATCGTACAATGTTGACTTAATGTTCCTGTAAATTTAATAACTCTATACATACCATTTTGAACATTATTAGCTCCATCAGTAGGAGAGCCTGCTCTTACTGTTAACGTCGCTGTTGAAGCATCTGATAATGCTACAGAAGTATAAGAAGCTATTCTATCTAATATATCTACGTTATAATTTGTTGTTGTTCCCCAGGTACCTGACTGTTCTCCTGTGGTAATTTTTTCAATTCCGTAATTTGTTGAAAATGTTGAAGCCATTTTATTCTCCTATGCTGCTATTTCTGTCCAACCTGGAGATTGCGTATCTGTTATTTCTGTCCAACCTGCATTTTGACCTGGAATAATTTCGGACCAAACTGTTGGCGTACCTACTAAACCTTGCGCACTTACTCCTGTAGCTACTATTATTACATCAGGAACGTTAACAGTGCCAATATGGGATGTTGTAAGAACACCAGATACTGTAGTTGTTATGCCGCTACCTTCTACTACAGACACACTATTAATAGTAGATGATGCACTTACAGAGGTAGCTGTAACCGTAACGCCTGTTCCTTCACTCACAGTTACACTACTTAACGCAGAAGCTGCTTGAACTCCTGTTACTCCAAACCCTAAACCTACATCAACGTTAGATACTGTGGTTGTTGCACTTACACCTGTAACCGACACTAATTCTTGTCTAACAAGTGCCGTTCCTGTTTGCCCTACAGCTTCAACTCCAGAACTTACACCTACTGTAATTCCGCCACCTTCAATAGTTGTTACACTAGCTATAGAACTAGATATTAATAAAGCGGTAGCACTGACAGATGTTCCTGTACCTTCAATTACAGTTACACCAATAGGCGTACCCCAACCTCCACTTCCCCATGTAGAACGTCCCCAACCTCCGTCAGGAAATACATCTGCTGTAACACCTGTTACAGAAACGGTTATAGATTGCGCTGCCGTAATAGTAGGACTACCAATAGCACTTGCTGCGCTTACACTACTTGCAGAAACGGTTACAGGTAAAAATCCTTCACTCCAAGGGCCACTTCCCCATGTAGAACGTCCCCAACCAGCATTTAAAGTACCTTCGGTTGTTACACTTCCGCCCATTCCTGAGTGATTAGTGCAATAATAATATAAATCAGGAGTAGATCCTCCTATTACTATTTGTGTGTAGGCTCCTGAACTTCCTGGTGTACCAGCAGTTGTTACATTAGTAGTATATTCAGAACCTCCGCCATGTGTTCCATCAGAAGTAGTAGAAAACCGTAAAGGATGACTGCCATTAGAACTATCAGATTGGTCAAACTTATACGTTACCCCTTCAAATAAATTTAAATAGGGTTGTTGGTTACCATTAATAAAATATTTGTTACCACCACCTGCACTAGCAACAGTAACAGTATAGGTAACTGTTGACATTTTACGCTATTCTAATTACCGCATTATTAGCATCATTAGCTGGATACTGAATAGTAAAATCTCCAGAACTTGAAGATTTATTTCCCCCAAAATCTAATACTGCAACTGTTGGATATGCTGCATGACCAACAGTTCCGCCCGTTCCTGCGGTGCTTAATGTAGAATTATAAATTACTGCAACTCTTGCATTACTAATAGTAGATGAAGACCAAGTAGTGTCTGCAAAATCCAAAAATGCCGTAGGTACAGAAGATGAATTATCAGCTAATCCTAATGTTACACTTCCTAAAGTTTCTCCACCTGCTGAATATCCTGTTCCACTTACTTCATTTGCCGTTGTATATCCTGTTAAATCTTCATTAGCATCCGTTCTACTTGATGTAAACATTGCTATTTTAAAAGTATCAGCCGCTATTGAAGAAGAACCTGTTCGAGAATGGCTCATCCAAAAATGAATACCCACCGTAATTTCTTTTTTATAGCTGCCGCACATTGCTTGATTAATTGCCATTTCACAATCTCCTTATAATTTCGGCCATATCACCATGACCTTGTTTATTAAACAATGCCCAAAGCGTTGTTCTTTCACTTTGTGCCATCTTATTCATATAATAAATAAGAATTTCTCTCAACTTTTCTCTGTGCGCTATCGCTTGATCCCGTATGACAGGCGGAGCGTTTTCACTTACCATCATAATTTTATTTAAAGCTAAATCAGCTATTTGTTCTGGACTATGACCTCCATTTTCTGAAGTCATCACTGTTACACCACCAACATCGCCAGTACCATCTGCTTTAAACATTACTGAACATCCCTTCGTAAGTCATCATAACGATAAGAATCTCTAGTGTTTTCTCCTTCACCAAGATTTTTAAGCCAATTAAGAGATTCCATATAACGATCATTATAAAGTTTCAATAAATTGTCTTCACCTTTCATAAAAGTGTAAGCTTCAACTAAAGAACCATATAATAAAGCTAAAGAAGCGTTTGTGCCTAACCATGTTTCTCCACTAGCGACTGTAGTTATAGAGTCAGGACGATAAAAATAATGCAATTGCATATCATAAGCTCCTGTAGGAGGAGGCGACAATAAAAAAGTTGTGTCGTTCCAATCTGCATAATACGCTGGCATTCCTGTACTTGTGCTATCTGGGTTATAATCTTGTAAAAAAGTTACTTGTTTATAAAGTAAAAACTCTACATTAGAACCGTTTTTTACACTTAAAGAATACGGAGCTAAAAAGTCTGTAGGCTTTGATAAAAATTGATTACCTGCACTTGTAGAGCCCTCTGAATTTTTTCTAAACACAGATAACTGTACTTCTTTTAAAATGCGTTCTTCTGCATTTACTATAAAAGTATTTAACTGATTAACAAAAGTTGTTTCTGAATTTTGTGTATAATCTTGTATTGCTGTTTTTAATGTTGTGTATGTAAATGCCATTATGCCTCCAATGTAACAGGTCCAGATGAAACGTCACCGCCTCCGCCTAACGTATCTCCGGAAGTTGCTGTTTCACCTCCTGTTGCTGTAATTGTATACGTGCTACTTGTTAATACCGTAACTGCAAAACCGCTTGCTGTCTCAATCATACTCGTAGAAAAACCATCAAAAGGTGCTGAATTACGAAATCGTGTTATGTCACCTGTAGAAAAACCATGTCCTGGTTGCGTAATAGTAATCGTAGTAGAACCAGCTGTACCAGAACGAAAAGGATTAAATCCTAATAATACTTCTACAGGCGGTTCTGTTCGCGCCGGACGACTAATACGTAAAGCTTGCGGATCAGGTTGAATACGTGGAGGACTAAGTTGAGGTTGTTTAGCCTCAAACTCATCTGGTCCTACAAGTAATCCATTCCACTCTAAAATCATAGTTTTAAGAGGATATTCTCTTCCAGACCTGTCTGAAATTCCTTTAGCGTATTTATTACTAGCAAAACGAGGCATCTTAAATCCTTAATGACTGTTGTGTTGGTACTAAACGTAAAGCAACTCTTTCGCTATCCTCTGCTGCAGCACGTTGCCACTCTTCATCATACATTTGTTTTAAAAGTCCTATTCTTTGAGGAGAACGTTTTACTGCAAGATAATAAGCTAAACCAGCAACTAAACACGGTAAAAAACGAAAAGGAACATCGGGAGTGTTTTGTGAAGTTCCTACGTCTTCAATGCGTTTTACACGATAGTATATTAATTGATCTGTAGAGTTAATTGGAGCAGGCCATACAGTAATAATAGGTGTTATTTGTCTATCTATGTAATATTGAGTAGGTCTTCCCTGGGATGTTTTATCAGGAATAGCAAGATAATCTCCTCGACTTATTCTTCCTATCGATATATCAGAACCATCTCTACGTATAACCGCTTCTAAGATATCTACCGTAGCTTGCGTATCTGTTAAACTAGGAACAGTAGTTACTGCTGTTACTGTTCCGCTAGTGCTTCCTGTAACATCATCTGTTGCTACAAAAGTTCCTACAGGCACCGTTATAGTGATAGTAGTAGCTGTAGGTTTAGTAATAACCTTAGCAGTAGCTCCGCTTACAGAACCTGTAATGGTTTCACCAATAGTTAAATTTGCAGAAGCAGCTACTGTTAAAGTAATTGTTCCTAAAGGATATTCTGTAATAGCAGACGTTGTAGAAAGTTGTGCCATAGTTTGTGTCACTTCTTCTACCA